CAACGGAACAACTGTAATAACCGGGGAATAAAAATTTGCTCGGTTATTGCTTACGATCACAGCCGGACGGATACCGCTTTGTTTACAGGATTCTATGTTATGGCCAAAATCGACATAATAAACATCTCCACGTCTACACATTTTCTGCTCCTTTCAGCTAAGCATATAATCTACAATCTCATCTTCATAGTGCCGATACAGTTTCTCCATCTCTGCAATCGCCTTTCTCCGGTAATTCCCAACAGATCTGCGGCTGATATAATGCTTCTCTGCCACCTGATCCCATGTCAGCTGCTCAAAGACAAGATCCGCCAAAACCTCTCCTGTTATTCCAGAGACAGAGCGAACCGCACTTTCAAAGAAACGTATTTGTTCTGTCAATTCCAGATATTCCTTTTCGAGATGTTCATACCACTCATCATTGATCCGTTCCATGCGTTCCCGAAAATTAAGGGCAATATTCGCCGTCTTATTGGAAGTTCCGCTGGTCTGTACTCGCTCTCCCTCCGGCTGTGAAAAATACATGGTATCAATGGTTTCCTGTTCCGAGATTCCATGAAAATCTACCAGCTGGTAATATAGGCAACGCTGCTGTCTTTTCAGTTTAGGATAATCTCGGATTAATTTTTCAATCCTTTCACTCATTGCTTACCCTCCAATCCTTGCACGGACAGCTTCGATCAAGCTGGACTGCCGCATATCTTTATTCTCCAAAGCCTTCATCACATCCTCGTCATGGGTATCCTTAGTGATGATGTGATGGATCACCACCGTGTGTTTCTGTCCCTGTCTCCAAAGTCTGGCGTTTAGCTGCTGGTATAGCTCCAGCGACCATGTCAGGCCAAACCAAACGATGGTGCAGCCACCTTTCTGCAGGTTCAATCCGTGTCCGGCGGAGGCAGGATGGATCAACGCCAACGGGATCTTCCCAGCATTCCAGTCTGTGATATCCTTAGAAGTGTCAATGCACCGTGCCTGTGGAAACCGCTCCCGGATACGGGAGAGATCATGCTTGTACCAGTAAGCCACCAGCAGTGGTTTTCCATTGGCCGCTTCCACCAGATCCTCCAGAGCATCCAGTTTCCGGTCATGGATTGAAAGAACTTTCCGGTCATTGTTATACACGGCACCATTGGCCATCTGTAAAAGTTTATTGGACAGAACGCCTGCACTGACCGCATCCAGTTCTTCCTCACCGATCTGCACCACCATATCCCGGCAGAAGTCATCATAGATTTTTCTCTCTTTCCGATTCATTTCCACTTCCACACGATTGTAAATACATTCCGGCATATCCAGATAATCCACAGCCTTCATCGAGATACAGATATCCGAGATCAGGGAGTAGATGGCTTTCTCCGCTCCCTCACGGGGTTTGTAACTATAGATGATCTCCCGGTTCCGTTTATCCGGTTTGAAGAACCGCTCCCTGTACCCGGTGATAAATCGTCCCAGCCGCTGTCCCATGTCCAGAAGATACATCTGAGGCCAGAGATCCAGAAGAGAATTGGGGGCTGGTGTCCCGGTCAGGCCGATCACCCGGTTCACCAGAGGCCGTACCTTTTTCAGAGCTTTGAACCGTTCTGCTTTATTCGATTTGAAGCTGGATAGTTCATCAATAACCACCGTATCAAAATCCCAACGATGGTTCTGCACCAGCCAGCTGACATTTTCCCGATTAATGATATATACAAATGCGGGGTGGGCCAGAGCATCTTCCCGTTGTTTCTGGCTCCCTACAACCAGTGAGGCGGTCAATCCTGTCAGGTGTTCCCATTTCTGTAATTCCTTCGGCCAAGTGTCCGTGGCCACCCGCTTCGGGGCGATCACTAAAATCTTCCCAATGTCAAAACGGTCAAGTGCCAGTTCCCACAATGCAGAGAGCGTAATCACGGTTTTTCCAAGTCCCATATCTAACATCAGGCAACACACTGGATGATCCAGAATAAAATCCTTTGCATACTGCTGATACTTATGTGGCCTGTATTTCATCCAAAATCCCTCCAATCATTTCTTTGCGATCCACTGTATAAACATGAAAGCCCAGTGCCATCAGCTGCTTTGCCCGGTACTGCTGTAAGGGCCGCATAGTTTCTCCCGGTGCCTTCAATTCCACAAAAGCCATCCTGCCACCGGGGAAGAGAACCAAGCGGTCGGGCACCCCATTGAATCCGGGGGAGACGAATTTGACAGCCAGCCCACCACGCTTTTTTACTTCCGTGGCCAGCTTCTTTTCTACGACACTTTCCCTCACGAAAAATCCTCCTGTTCCTAAGTGCTGTTCCCAGTACCAAAAATCCTATACGCGCGTACACGTATATACGTGTGCCTATTTCTATATATTTCTCTATCTTTTATCCTCAATATGGTTTTTCTTAGGAACATAGGAACAGGCTACCGCCTAATGCTTGCTTTTCAAGGCTTTACACCCGTTCCCGTCCTTTGTTCCCAGAGTCTCCAAAGATACAACGGAACGTTCCCAAGTTAGTCTGTCTGTTCCTTGCAGCGCACGAATGTCTTCTGCGGGCCGTAAAGAGGAAAGCGGGTTTTCCCACTTTTGAGTCCCTGTATCGGCTCCCAGCCTCCGATCTTCATCAGGATGGATTCCACCTCATAGGAATCCGTCCGTTTCAGGTTCTGCCGCTCTTTTCCAAAGCACTCACACCAGATCTCCATGATGCAGACCTTCTCCCGGCGCACCGTTCCCGCTGTGGGCGCTCCATCAAACTCGCTGCCGCCAAGGAAACTTCTCCGCTGGTACAGATCCATCCGATCCCAGTTCGCAGGGAGCAGCGTCTCCAGATACTCTGCGATCACACCTTCCCGGTCATCGGACTCCATCGCATCCTGCTGCATTACATAGGCATCCGCCGCAACTCTGCCTTTCAGATACAGTTCCTCTCCATTGTGGTAGCGCTCCAGAGCCTCTGCCCAGACCTGATCCACCTCCTGCAGTTCCCACGGATGGAACCGTCCATGTCCGGTAACGTGTACCGGCCAGAAACGCCGATTTCCTGTGATATCCCGCAAAAATCCTCCCTCAGAGTTTGTGCTTCCCACAATAATACAGGATCTGGGATGACTCTCCACGGCCACGCCATAGGACTGCCGGAACTTATCATCCGTTCTGGTGACAAAGGATTTCACGGTCTCCACGTCCACCTTCTTGATCCCGGCAAGTTCTCCCAGTTCCAGAATCCAGTATCCCTGCAGTTTCTCAGCGGCAGTTTTATCTTTCATATCGGAGATGGAAAGGCTGTCTGAATACCAGTCTTTTCCCAACAATGCAAACAAAGTGGATTTTCCGATCCCCTGCGGGCCATTCAGCACAAGAATAGAGTCGAACTTAATCCCCGGCTCATATACTCTGGCTACCGCAGCGGTGAAAGTTTTCCGGGTGACCG